AAAGCGTAACGCCTGTCACGTATTCTGTGCTTTTCTATGCAGCCACGGCACCGAACAAACCCAACCTCGGCCTCGCTGCCACACTCAACACACAACCCCAACGATTTGTGTTTAATGCGGTATCTACCGCTTTTTGAGGTCATTTTATATTATGGTGCGGGTTACGGGACTCTCTGGCGCTCCCGTTTGACCATTGCGCATTATTGTACAAAATGTCTGCACTTATTCACAAGTGCAGACAATTTTATCATCCTCAATGATTCTTGCTAAACACAACCGAACACCAACCATCACCAGTTCTTCCAGCGCATCGTCAATTCGTTCAGGGTCACGGGTAATGGTCGCAATCAGCAATCGTTTCTTTGCCCTTTCAACCTCTGGCTCCATTTGCTGCGGAGTCGAAATCTCACCGTCTTCATTCACATAATGATATCGCCTGCCCATCCACGCAAAATCGTGCTTTTCTTTACAGCTTGGGCATTGATATTCTAATTGGAGGTCTGTCCCCATAGAACACCTTCCTGATAACAATCAGCGAATAATAAAGCGTGTATAACACGGCAAGGATTAACCCCCTGCCGATTATGATTAGGATTGATCTCATTCAATTTTAATTTCTTCTATGCCAAGCATGTCAAGGATACCTTCCAGTAATTCCTCAACCTCGGCACGTTTAATTACACCATCCATGCAAGCCCGACCAATCCAGCCAGCAATGAATGAACCCACGCCAAAATATTGCCACCATTTTAATTTAACTTTCATTCGGAAATTCCCTTTCGTATTTGAGTTGTTCTTTTAACCGTTGCGTTTCTTCATATAAAATTATGATAGTTTCAAAAATAGGGCGGGCAGGACAACCCTTGAGTTTACATTTTTTTATAAAAGAATAGCATTGTAAAGCATAAACCTCACTCTCGTAAACTAATTCTGGGTCTGGCACGTCTAACCTGGCAAAAATTTAATTAGTATTATTAGGTTCACGACAACGGTAATCAGTGTGAGTGCGATTCCCGAAATTAAAGTTAAAAATCTGTTTTCCAATTTCTCTAATCTCCTGCCAATGCGTTCATGACGTTCCTGGCACAGTTCAAAATTAAATTCATTGTCCATCGCTATTATTCCATTACCTTGATATACCCCCACCGCTAAAGCTACCGGGATATTCCGTTGTGGGTAGGGTTTCATATTCGTATGCCCCGACACTTGGGGTAGTCGCATGAAAAGAATTTCCGGCGTAATCGGTTGTAATACTCAAATCTGTTCCTGCTTGATAAACCACCGATCCGGTTGACGAGATGGTGAAGTCATATCCACTTGGGTTGGTCAACCCCGGATCGGATGACGTAATCGCGTTACTGCCGGTTATTCCAGGGGATGTTGGATAGACGTAGTTGTAGCTGATCGTGCCGGTTGAACTGACATAGATGTTGCCGTGGGTGGTTCCGTTGTTATAGAGAATATTATTTTGAACAGTCGGGGTTCCTGATGTCCTCAACCCGCCGTGGTTTTTAGCACTCGCGTATGTTCCGTTTCCATATATAGTATTGTGCAAAACCTGAGTATTTTCTTTAACCTGTAATCCATAGGTGTTATATGTCTCGTATGATGAGCTATTCGCATTGTTGTAAATCAGGTTTGAATAGATTTCCCAATTGTCGCAATCATCCGTAACATAAACCCCCCACCAGCCGTTGCCGTATATTTTATTTCTATATACTTCAACATTATCCGATTGTGGGCTTGAGGTTGATGTGTGCGTAACAATTCCGTCACCGGCATTATCGTATATCTCAGAGTCGTGTATTCTAATATACCGGCACCCCTTAAAATCAAAGCCGTCTTCCTCGTTGTCATAGGCGCTGATACTGTCAAATTCAACGTACTGCACCCAATTACTCGGAGGGTTTGCCGATTCCTGAGACTTGCATTGATAAAAATCTTCGCCGGTTTCGTATCCTTCGGAATTGTAGAAATAAGTTTTATCTGACCAGCTTGTTGGATTTAAACTTGAGTTACCTTTTTGATAATAGGCGAACCCGTGACCGCTTTCAGGGTTCTCACCCGTTGAGCCGTGGTTATATGATTTACAATTACTGATTGTGACATTCCTGCCACCCAGTATGTAAACGCCAACGTGACCACTGTGGGTATCAACATTGTCAAGGGTAACACCCTCTGCCTCTATTCTGATGTTTTCATGATTCCAACTATCATCACGGTCATTCATGTCCATGATCACATAGGACAAGGTGGCGTTGCTTGCAGTTATCTGGATGCCATAAGTCTGCGTGCCGTTACCGTTTATTGTCGGGCGGTTATCGGTGTCGTAGGCTGTTACCGTCACGTCCTTATTGATAACAACCCTGTTGCCGCTTTCACTGGTAATCGGATATGAACCCGGCATAATTTCTATGGTATCGCCGTTTGACGCCTGGCCTATTGCGTAGTTTATTTCCTTACACGGAGAGCCTTCAGTCTGGCAATTGCCCGAATCGGTACCAGCGTCATCGACATACAGCGTTGCCGCTTCTGCCGTCCACGCAAAAAGTAACGCAATAATTATGAATACGAACTTTTTCAATTTCTTCCGATACCTCCACCGGACATCCCGGTTGTTGCCGTACCGTCTGTCGGGCCATCGGCTGAAAACACTCTTATCGTATCGTTGTTATAATTGGTTAGATAGATAAACCACTTGCCGACATCCGTGTCTAAATACACAGCATACTCTTGATACGCCGGGAAAAAGTCCCAGGTTTCCAATAAAGTGTCGAAGTCGTTTGGGTCAGACTCGGTATCTGCGCGAAGTTGGATATTGACATCAGAACCATCATATCTGCCGACTGCTATAATCACCTCACCATCGGGGCGAACTATCACTCCGTCCATTCCACGTACCGAATCGCCCGTTGTAATAATTGCTTCGGTAGTTGATACCGTATCAGCATCCGTCATTGTTGCCATTCTCAAGTCCCAGCCGTCCGTCATATAATAGAGGTAATACGTCGATCCTGATTTAAATACACCAGTTGGGAATATCTCATCGCCACAGCCAGAGCAACCGGAGTTATACGCTAAAACCTCCGTATCCCCCGTAAACGTGTACCCATCGCTTGATTCGCGCTTTCTGATGCTTGTGTGGACGCTGCCAGCCGTGTATTCGTACATTGCGCCGTAATAAAGAAGGATAGTGCCGCCGTCATTATAAACAGCACAGGAGAATATTCCCTCTTCGTCATAGTTTACGCCACGGGGATTGTAGGTGATAATTGGGTTTGAGCCATAGGCCGTGTAGTCAAGGCCGTCTGAGGATGTTGCCACACCAAGTTTTCGATAAGCCGGATCGCTCGGTGATTCGTCCCTGCCACCGGATGCGCCGATATAGTACAGAAAATAAGTGCCGTCTATTTTCAGAACACCACAGGGGCTAACGGCACCTTGCAGCCAGTAATCCCACGCACCAGAACCACCGTTGTTGAGCGCCACCCCACCGTCCGACCAATCAGATTGCTCCGGTATAGGCGTTGTCTCACAGTACGCCGTTGTCCAAATCAACAATAAAATAATAATAGACAACTTGCGGATAATCATCGGCTTATACCACCACCGGAAACCCCGGAGGCTTTTCCATACACGTCTAATGATGAGTTTGTAAAGGTTCCGCTGTAACTCGGTATCGCTTCAAGCAACGTGCCGCCAACTTCTTGAATCGTACCTTGAGTATAGGATAGACTCACAAATGTTTCCTGCCGCCAAACCGTTCTGGAAAGGGTATAGGTTATTTCATCGCCATCAATTGACGGAGATGAGAACGACACTGCACCATCCATGTCCATCACCAGCGCCCATGTTGAGCCGTCACCCCCAGGGGCAAGAACTGTCTGATCAAAATCCACAACAACCTCTGTTCCGCTGGATGATATTGTGACGCTTTCGACTTCTGGCGGTGGGTTGCCGGTTGTTGTATAAACATCTCCACCTATTTCCCAACTATCGCCATGTCCGTCCTGATCCTCCAAGGCAACCGATATTGGCGTTGCAGTCCAATCTGATTCATCGACATTTGGTGTCTGATCGTAAATGCTGCTCGACCCGACATTATAGCCAGCGTCGATATTATCCGCACCACCTTGCAGCGCAAACTGTGTACCGTCTAAACTCCCTGCGGTCAGCGTATCCCATCCGGTTGTCTTTGAAAGGCTCGGAACGCCGATAACATCTCCCGTACCGGATCTGTCTCCACTGACAGAAGTTGACCAGTTGTTATTACTCCACACTAAAGACAGTGTATCGCTTGTACCTCGATAGTGTCCGTAGTTTGCGCCACTTCTGGGCCATGATATATTATTTCTATAAGCAGAGTTTGAAAAGATACTCGCGCTGATCCAAAACGTAGCGTCACAGCCTATGAAGGTGTTATTATAAACCTCCACGTTTGTCAGGCCGTACCCCTCAGAAGCACCGACAAACCCATAGGCAGTGTAGGCAACCAGATTTCCATAAATTTTATTATTATAAGACGTATACGGCACCCAACCCTCGTCACCCTGCCATATCGCAGCACCGGATTGTGGAGGGTTTGTATATCGGTGATAGGTCGTGTCGGTAGTGCCATAAACTAGATTATGCCGAATAATGCAGTCGTGAGAACCCTCTATGTATATGCCTACCTTTTCGGCATTGTAGACAAGGCATTTTTCCACCAACCCGCCATGAGAATTTTTATACAACCCGATACCCTCACCGTGAACATTATAAACCTTGCAGTTTTGAAACTCGGCGTTCTGGGAATAAGCGGCCATCAAACATGCAGGCCAATCGCCTATCTCACCCCTATGATATGCCATTGCCGCCAGCGTGATAGTGCAGTCTGTTGCCTTTCCATTGTCTGAGTACCACCACATAATACCGGCATTGTCTATATCCTGTGCGTCAACATTGTCGGCATAGCCATAGTCCGTATTCGTGTGAAACCTCAAGCCATGACCGGCAGAATTAATTATTTTTATGTTCTCAACCGTTACATATGGACCACCAACGACATATATCAATCCATCTGTGTAAGTACTCGGTGCGGAATTATCACCATCGATTATTGGTTTATTACCACTGACGCCGATTGTGCCGTCACCATAATATGCGCCGATGATTGCCCGATTTCCTGAGGTCCCATACCAATCGACATACAGCCTTGTTCCTGTCCACGTATCACCGCACTTAAAATAAACGTCATCGCCGGTAGCGGAAACCGAACTATTGACCTTGCCTATCGTTGCCCACGCAGTTGCGTCCGTAGTTCCAGCTAAATTATCGTTACCGTCATTTTTAACGTAGTAAGTTTCGGCAAACGCAGAAAGCGGCATTATAAAAATAATAATTAAAAGATATATTTTTAATATTTTAAAAAGAGTCATCATCAAGCGTAAAGTATCCAAATACCATAGTTGCGGTTTTTATACTCAGATTTCCGATAGAGAATGTGGTTTGTGCGCCATTGTCATAACCTGTGAATGTTCCTGCGTTTGCAATTTCAGTTCCACCATAAGATGTTCCAATAGTAATATCTCCGGTGTCATTATTAACCACATGAAATTCTATATAATACCATGTATCAAGGGCAATGGTATACTTGCTTCCATCTCCTGCCGCTCTCGCATAAAGCTGTGGAGTGCCTCCATCATTATATAGTCTTATACTCGCAATCCCGCTATTATAAATAGTGATAGTCGTGCCACTGGTAAATGAAAAACTGTCTAAATAATATGAGAATTTTATCCAGAACTCACTTAATCCAGATCCTATCGTAACGGTGGTATGCGTATCGGCTCCAGTACCAACCGCTTGAAGGCCATAATCACAATTCTCATCAGCACCAGAGCCGCCACTTAATGAAGATAATGTGTAGTTTGCTGTCGGGCTTCCAGTTTCATCCCAGCATGGACTAGCACCACATGGAGATGTCAATTCATAACCAGGCGTTTCAAAACCTTCCGTTACCTGATCTCCCTCTGGATCGGAACATGCGACACCACCAGTTACCGTACCTCCATCAACTGTGTCTATTCCTGATGAACCCTCGATAGTTGTTGATGTCGTAACAGCCGAACCCTCAAACGTATCCATTGCACCAAAGGCAAGGCTCGGCAATATTAATAATAGAAGTAAAAGTTTTTTCATTATTCAACCTCAAGATACGGTCTGGAAAAGTCAAAGTATATTTCTGAATCGGACAATGCCCATCCGACTATCTGAACCGCATCACCAGAATCAGAGGGTGCGGTTTGGGTTATACCTCCGGCAGTTTCCGACAAATACACCGCACCGCCAATAGTAAGGCCGGTCCAACCTTCGTTGCGGACAATCCCACGAACCAAAATAATCGCCTCATTGGTATCGGTACAAGCTGCAACCGACAACCCATGTGCAGGAAACTCACCAGCGGCATTCGCATCAGCTTGATGCCACGGATCGGCGTCATCGGCAATCCTAACGGTATCCCACTGTGTTAGACCTTCGCCGCAGTTTTTACCACCAATTACAATGCCGTTATACTCGTCATCGTCCATTCCATCAGCAGTTGCATCAAGTTCAATATAGTTATCGTCGGTTAACTTTATCCCACCCGGATCGCCAATAGTCATTTCCCCTGTCATACTTGGACTCGCGGTATCCAGTTTAGTCGCCGGATTGATGCCATCAACAAGATCGCCATCCGCATTCCACGCGGCAGCGTAACCGCTTGTTCCAGCCGTTCCGGTTATTACCGTGGCGTCATCGCCCGACTTAATGCCAGCCGCCAAGTGTGCCAGATCTATGGCACCAGCAGTAATTTCAGCAGAGTCAATCGCATTATCTGCCATCATGCCATTATCCACGATATTATCCGGCAACCCACCAACGCTAACACCCGTTATGGTTCCATCACCAACCAGTGTCACGGTGCCATCGGTTACACTTGAGCCTGTAATTGCGGTTCCGGTTATCGCCGCACTTGAATTAATCGCCGCCGCAAAATCCCACTCGCCGGGGTCTTCGTCCCATGTGATCGTGCCGTCATTGGCTGAGGCGTCTACCACTATGGTATGGTCAACCGCGCCACCTGCACCAATTTTTAAATTGCCGTTTATCAAAACAGTTCCGTCAACGGAGTTGGTTATGGTTTCATCATTTTCAAGTATCAACCCATCACTGCCGGTTATATCAACCGCATCATCAAATGTGTATGAAGATGTGGCTCCGGCAAAAGCCAGTGTGTTTGCTGCATGGGTTATTGTCACATCACCACTTGCAAGGTTAATCACCCCACCGGAAGCCAAAAACAAGTCTGAAAAATCAAGCGCATCTGTTCCCAGTGATGCCCCATCGGTTGCGGCAGGAACGATATCACCCTCAACAGATAACGACCCATCTACAATTGAAATTGCGTAAACCCCTTCGGCATCAATCCAAATGGTTGCTTCGCTTTGTTCGGTCGCCGTAGCCCCTGTCCTATCATCGTTTATTTTAATTAAACCGACATCCTCAGTTCCAGCGGCATTTGATTGGGCAATTGAAATTTCTTCATCGGCAGCGTCCAAACTGATACTGACATCTTCCGAAAGAGCAGTTGCGCCGGTAGCTGTTAATCCAACCACTTCAATCCCAATCGAAGAAAACACAATCGTATCAACACTGGTTCCCGATCCGATTGTCATTTCATTACCGGCAGAGTACTTAAAGGTTATATCCTCACCGTTATGGCTGATTCTCAGTGGGGTTACATCGGTGTCTGCCGCCTGGATAACCACCAGATCAACAGCTTCAGTGTTGCCGGTTTGCTGAATTATTTTAAACAAATCCGGTGATGCCGCTGTGGTAAAAGCTCCTGTGAAATCAAACAGCCATTCGGTATTGTCGGCACTTTGGGTAAAGGTTGTGATTTCCCCACCACTTGCGCTTTCAACTGCCATCGCGCCCGTTGAATCGGTGATATCATCCCACGCCGGCGTCCCACCAGTTGCATCGGCTTCAAGGCTGAATGTCGCCGTTGCGTTGTCGTACTTTAACACATAATTGTCGGTGGTGTCGGTGGTGTCGATAGTAACAACCTTTGTTCCATCATGCCATTGAAGCTCATTTCCCGTGACTAAAGCAATCCCACCAGATGCAGACGGTGCATTATCTGGCAGGACCAAATTTCCGGTAATCCCTGTAAAATCGTGGGTTGCCCCTGTCCAAGTGGGTGATGTTCCCTCAAACACGACCTCCTGCTCAGTTCCATCATACATTTTCCAAGTTCCGGCATCCACATACATCGCGTATCCACTTGTAGCGGTATACCCGCCGGTGTTATTTCTTAACTCTATATAGGCATCACCTGTGCCGTGATCGGTGATTGTGCCGCTGTAATGAATATCTTTTACATATAGATCCACACCATCCCCGGAATCGGTATTTTCAAATACAATCTTGATATCCGATCCGTCTAAAGCACCCGATATCAACAACCCATCGCCGGTCAATGAATTATCAACATCGTCAACAGAAGCAAGGTCGCCCCATTCAATCGTGACATCTTGGCTCGACCCGAACACCGTGCCTTGTTCGTCGGGCATTCTTAAATCAAGGTTCAAAGACAATGCGGTATCCGCAACGTGAGTCAATGTGACATCAGCATCAGCCCCGAATTTCAACACGGCAGAATCAGATAACAAGGCAACGTCATTGTCAAAATCGAACCTATCCTCGTCTTCCATGTACGTCAGAGATCCCTGTGCAGTTACCGCGTCAAACGCCAGCACTACATCGGCGTTTGTGGCTACAGCGCCAAAGGTGGCGGCGGCAGCGTTGTTTTTAAAGGTTACTTCTTTATCAAACGTGTATCCCGCACTCTGGGTTGAGGTTATTTCCCATAATGCAGAAGTGGGGGTGGCATTGGCCGTTAAATCTATCTTAAAGGTTTCATCGGTATCCCCTGCGGCATCAGAGTCAGCATCGCCTATAATCGCAAGATGGGGTTGTGTGTCATCGGCAGAGGTTGCGCCGACCTCGACATTACCACCAAGCAACGCAATCGTCCCGGCCGTGGCGAAGGTGATTCTTTCATTTGAGGTTACACCGATATAATTACCATCCCCAAGAGCAAACCCCGTACTGGCCGTTACCGTGGCGAATGTCGGGGAATCCGTTGTCTGTACGTCCTGATCCATTGCAAAGACTTCGGTTGACCCCTCCCCTGTATCGATGGCGGCAAAGGTCGGGGAGTCTGTTGTTTGCAAGTCCTGATTAAGCGTAACGTCATTTCCAACCGTCAGTGTTTTTGATGCCGCTGAAAATGTTATCGTCCCGGTATTTCCGTCACCGATAGTCAAGCCTTCGTTCAGGGTAATGGTGTTCGCCTGACCCGCCCCGGTAATGGTGATGTCCGTTCCGTTGCCAATGGTAAAGCTTTCATTTAAGGTTATCGTGTTTGCCTGACCTGCTCCGGTAATGGTGGTTTTTTGTCCATCAGCCGTGAAGTCCACATCAAGATTCAGGTCAACCCCGGCGGCAAGATCCACCGTTGCTGTGCCGTTTGTCATCGTTAAGTTGTTGGTGTCTGATCCAAGTACTATTGTCGCATCAGCCGTCAGGTCGGCAGCGTCTATGGTGAGCTTGTGAGAATCGCCATCGTATAGGCTGATAGTCGTTCCACCATCAGATGATCCGTCAAGGCAAGCGCCATCGGCACAGTTACCAACACCAGTTACGTCACCTGTGCCAGCACCGGACATATAAAACACGTCATTGTCGGCGTCATAGGTAACAACGTAATCATCATCGGACGGTAACACGTCCAAATCAACCAGATACCTTGCTTCATCGCCATCATACCAGACCAAGGCACCCGTGGCTAACCCGGTAACTGTGGAATCATGCCTCAACTCTCCGGTAGTATCGGGCGTTGCATCACTAGATGGGAGATTAATTTCACCCTCGTTGGCAAACACAACCGGACCATTAAACCTGATACCCGTATCGGCCTCTAAGTCTAAATATCCGTCTGCAATAGATGCGATATAAAGCGCCGTATCCCTGAACTGCAACTGAGTAGCCGCGCCCGTTCCAAAAAGAACGTTGGTGCCATCAGCGGTAATCGCGTCAATTGCGATACTGCCGCCATTCGTGATATTTCCTTCTGTCAGATCCAGCCCCGCAAAAGTCGGGGAGGCATCGGAAGATAAATCTTGATCTATATTTGAATCGTCTTCTATGGTAAGAGTTTTTGAAGCTGCCGAAAACGCGAGCGTACCGGCATTGGTTGTGGTTTGAAGCCCGGTATCTATATTTAACGTAGCACCCGCCGCGATATCGATTGATGCCGTACCGTTTACTACGGTAATGTTGTTTGTATCGGACCCTAAGACCAAAGTGGCGTCTGCGGTTAAGTCGGCAGCGTCTATCGTTAACTTGTGACTATCTCCGTCATACAGGCTAATAGTTTGCCCACCGTCCGAAGACCCATCAAGGCAAGCCCCAGTAGCACAATCACCAACACCAGTCACATCACCGGCACCGGCTGAGTTCATATAAAATTTATCAGCATCAGCATCATAAGTTACAACATAATCGTCATCTGATGGCAACGCATCCAAATCGACTATATACCTTATTTCATCGCCGTCATACCAAGCAAGTGCGCCGGTCTCCAACCCCGCAACAGTCGAATCGTGTCGGAGCTCTCCCGTTGTGTCAGGATCGGCATCTGATGAAGGTAAATCAAGCTCACCCTCATTGGCAAAGATAAGCGGACCATTGAACCGAATCCCGGTATCGGCCTCCAAGTCAACATACCCATCCGTACCCATGTCAATATAAACCGCCGTGTCAATTCCTTCTAACTTATCAATGCTGGTTATGTCTTCATCCCCGGCGTCAGCAACGGTGTTTAATGCAAAGTCTTCAACAGTGGCAACACCCGTTGTCCACGAAATCATCCCGTGATCTGCGTCAGCCATTTCAGCCGCCGCAACCACATCGTCATCAAGCGTAAACGAACCGGAGGCTGCGCTAATATCTCCCAAGTCGGCATCGGCAACCTTTGTTCCGTCTATATCGTCACCGCTATTCCATTGGGTTGACCCGATAGTAAAATTATTCCCAGTGGTTAATGTCAGCCCTGCGACATTTGAAATCGCGCCGTTTGTAACATCCCATGTGTCAGACGCCACATCCACACGGTCAGAGCCATCTCCCAATATAATCTGATCGGTTCCATCTGATGTCTGGCTGATCGTTGTAGCCCCACCGTCTGCCGTGGCAATGTTTAAGTAAGCATCCGCATCAACTTCTATCCTGATATTCGGAGCAGTAACGTCAACCCTGCCATCGGCAACAATCTCAGCGAGTGTGTCTCCCCCAAGATCGATGTAAACCGCCGTATCGTATCCTTCCAACTTGTCAACCGATGTAATGTCCTGATCCCCGGCATCGGCGGCAGCATTTAAAGCAAAATCCTCAACGGTTGCGGCCCCACTTGACCAACTTACCATGCCATGATCCGCATCGGCCATTTCCGCAGCGGCTACCACATCAGCATCTAATGTGACTGAGTTTGAAGACACGCTGACATCACCCCAATCCTCATCACCAAACTTAGATACCGTCAGTCCATCATCCTTGACCCCCAACCCGCTGGCCCCTTCTGTAAGGGTGGTGTCATACTTGACTTGTATGGAATCTTCCTCAACCACAAGTGTTGCGTTTCCAGCGTTGGGTGTGACATCAAGGCTGATGTTGACTTCCGTATCAGGGCTTTCAACAAGTGAAAACCCGGTCTGAAAATCAAGGGTAACAATATCGCTATCGCCAACACCCGTATCTCCCTCCTTAACCGTTGTCATCGACCCGGACCCAGGGGAAACACCGGCAATTGTCACCGTTGCCACACTGTTTGACACAGATACGGTGCCATTTGTGAATTTAATAGCCTTTACCCATTCATCCGGTGAACCATCTGCTTCCGTCACGTTTACAAGGCCGGGTCCAATCCCGTGACTATAAACATTTGTCACCGCGAAAAGAATAATTAAAAATACTAAAAATAGTCGTTTCATCATGAATCCTGTCAGTCTGTTTTTTTGATTAAAGATAAATATATAAGGTGCCGTTATCTATTGTTGACACAACGATACCATTACACACTGCGCCATCCAGTGTGAGGTCAAATGTAATCCCCTGATTCGCATCTGCCGCCAACGCCTTATATGTCCAGATTGTATTTCCGGCATTGTCCACAACGAGTAAATCATCACCTGTAGTTGTTGGGGTCCATCTCATAAATTTGACCTTTGTGGGATAGGTCGTAATTGTTGCCGCCGTGTCTATCACTAGTGGATTTCCGGTTAAGTTGTTTGCCATTTTTATTGCTCCTTGTCGGGTAAAGTTGCAGTTATAGCTGATGCACCCGTGCCTATTTTTAGTCTTACCGGAACACCGCTTCTGTACTTTTTATTTATTTTTTCGGTTTTTTTAAACATTTTTTTTACAATTCTATTCGGGTCATTTATCCATTTATAAGTGCTTGACAATCCTTTAACAAATGTTCCGGCCGCAGCAGATGGTAATTGTCCGGCAAAAACACCATAGACAAGTTGATGGGAAGAAAACATATCAGAGAAATCTATTAATCCCTTTATGTTTTTTCTCGCGTCAACGATTGCCCTTTTTGTTACATCGGTTTCCAACATCCTTAATGCGCCATAACGATTTTTAAGCGGTTGATACTCAACGCCAGTTGCCTTTTCTATTGCGGCATCTAATGCCGCTCTTAGGTTATTTGCGATTGGAACATCAACACTCGCCCTGCCAAGCATTTCAGGAACCGGGTTCATATATGCAGCCTTTTCAGATTGGTTTAAAAGCTGTATCATTTTTTGCATGTCGGTTGCTGAAAATTCTTTTGCTTTTAGAGATCCAGTTGGCTTGCCATCCGGTCCAATAATCGGGTCAGAAAGAGCTTTAATTCTGGATTGTGCATACTTAACTGTTTCGGGAGATATTGACTGTAAAACCCTATCATTTGTAATTAATTTTAAATCTTCTATTATCGGACCCAAATTAATCGGCTTTTGTGTCTGCTTCGCCAAAGAATCGTATTGTTCAAATATGTCTCTTTTTGTTTGTTCAATTGCTTGTGAAAACTCTTCAAGCGTTTGCGGGAGCTTGCCCCTTCGGATATTTCCTTCTCGGTCAACAAGTTCTAAATTCCCCTTATTTTTAACAATATCATCAACAGCAGACCTCGCATTTTTCATATACTTTTCTCTCTGCTGCCACATTTCTTTTTTTACAACACTTGGCCTAACGCCTTTGTTTATACCTCGCTCAACGGCAAGTTTGTGTTTTTTAGGAATATTCCTACCCTTTCTTATTCCAAATAACATAGGTGCTGCTTCTACGGCCGTTCCGGCAATCGTCCCGGCTACTGGACTGTCAAATTTATTGGCGACACTGTCGGCAGCACCAGCTAGTTTTTGTAACGGATAGGTTGTTGTCTGAGTTAACTCCTGACCTTCAGGTGTTTTGGGATCATAAATCAAGAATTTTTGAACTGCCTCGATTATCTTACCGGCTTGATGTATAGACTCGTCAAAAGTCCTTCCTTCACCACGTTCTTTTTGTATATTAGGCATCATTTCAAGTTGATATGGCTGTCGTGGGGCCATAGATGCCAATCCTATTAATCCAGATATGGGTGTTGCGAAAGATGAGGTCGCTAAATTTGCCACTGTTTCAAATGCAGGATAAACCTTACCAACATTCCTAAACGTTTTATACATTGATGTATAATCAGACTCCCACTTTTTTGTGGAAACCAAGTCAGATTCTTTTATTTTCCCACCCGCAGGAAGTAAGTCACTTTCTTTAATTGTCACTTGCATATTCAAATGTCCCGTCTTCAAATTCTATGACTTGTCTGCCGTTTTTATGCGTTCTTATTCTTTTTATTGGTTTTGAAAGATTTTTTAACATCATCCTTTCTTTTGGTGTAAAAAACTTGTAATTATCAACAAATTTCATTAACTTATCATTCAAATCAATTGGTGGGATGCCTTTGTTTTTCATCAAAATTCTGTTTTGTTCTTTGGCAATGGCGATTTTTAAATTGTTCATCTTTTCCATTGAATCAATTATTTTCAAATTACCGCGCTCCGTTCGCGCCAACCCAACAACAGAGTCCTTTAAAAACTGCAAATCCTTGTTTGAGGTATTTCCAGTTAAACCAAGACCGCTTTCAGGGTTTCTAAGTCGAAGGGCCATCTCGTTAGAAATCTTTCTAATCAATTCCTGACCACTCAAATCAGCATCCCCAATCCCAAGCGTTTGACCAAAACTTCTTAAATTTAATAAACTTTCTTCGCCTAAACCAGTTCTTGCCCCCTCAGATAAAGCAACCTTTACCATGCCAAGTTGATAGTTTTGGTTTCTGGCTTCTTCTCCTGCCGAATACCTTTTGTTTATTGATTCTCCAAGTCCCTTTCCAATATATTCGGCAGCTTTCTTTTGCAGTACTTGTGTCGGGTTGTTATGAATATTTACCGTTGTTGATCCAGGGGCTTTAGAAAGATATGGCTTCCCAAGTGGTTCCAACTTGCCGGTGCTTGGATTATAATTATAGTCTTGCCCGTATGTTTTTTCATCTCGACCAATAAAGTAATTTGTTTTTTTCTGTAATGATGGCCCTTTTATTGCAGACCCCAACTTCTGTGGAATTGTTTCTTGTTCCCCATACCGCTGTTGTGAAATAATCGGAACAATATTACCGTTTCCAAAATCCTTATAATCAATAACGGTTTTAGGGGCCATTAACCCTTTGCCACCGACATCAATATCTGGCTTATGAGCCTCTGACTCCCGATACCCAGCGGCCTTATACCCACGAACCTCTCTTTGTTCGCGTTCTTCTCGCTCAATCTCAGCTTGCTTTGCCTGAAAATTCTGACCGATTTTCATCAGAACAAGATTGTTTAAAAGACTAAACATCTGGGGTCTTAAATCACCACGATTAAATTGCATATGATCCTCCTAAAATACCCCCCCCAATGCTCCCAAAGCGGCACCACCAACCAATCCCCAACCACCCAACCCCATTGATGCGGGTATCATAGACCCAGCGACGCCACCCATCAAACCGCCAGACAAAGCGTTTCCTATCGGTGATCCTGTTGATGCTTGACCACCCGGAATGCTGGCTGGATACAATTGGCTTGCCATACTAAACGGCATCCTCCACGCCTCCATTTGACCGCCATAATCCATCATGGCTTCTTGTGTCGCGGCATTGTATCCCGTTTGATTTCTTGCCAACTCAGCCCCCCACATCGCTTGATTTGCCATCATTTCATTTGGTGCCATCATATTCCATGCGTTCATACCGACATCCCTGCCGGCACGACTTCCAAGCTCACCAAGCGCAACTCCTGCCGCGCCCGTGTACCCGCTCGATCCCGAACCAACCTGGCCCCTGGACCCCATAAGCTCAAGCATTTGACGCCCAGACTCATTGTACGGCTCATAAAGTCCTTGCTTTATCTCGGGCGACATAGAATCAAACCATCCGCTTGTAGGTTGTGGTATGTTAAACTGTGGAACATCGTACATCGGGATGCCGCTAAGTTGACCGCCCATTTGTGGAACACCAAGATACGGCTGTTGTCCCAAATCTTCACCATACAACCCAACACGCCTTATAACAGGACCAAGTTTTTGCTTTAACAACTGTTGCCCCGGTGCGCGATCCATGCCGCCACTGCTCATTTTTTTCTCCCTATAAAATCAATTAATTTGGTTTTATTTAACTCAATGCCCCTTTTAGATGCCGCCTTTCTAAAAACCCTGAAGACCGATTCATTAAGCGCCGTTCCCTTGTAAATCGGCGCACGATGCTTTTTTCCAAACTCAATAAACCCGTCTAACAACATTTCAACCGGCTCTCGCATTCGATTCCAAGAATATATAAAATCACAAAACACCACCCCCCTGTGTGGTAGCCCACACACAAACCAATGCGCGAAAGCCAGGTTTTCATCCCCATCCATGACAACCCAAAACTCCGTGCTGTCACCACCAAATTGAATTGTTCTTGAAAAATACGTAAAAAGCGTTTCATATGTTATTGTCGGTAAACTTATTTTCTCCTCAAACGTCTTAATCTGTGGACCTAAAACCCCCAACCAATTTGGATTTGTTATTCTTAACGCTTCCATTTCCCTTCCTTTCTAAAGGTGTTGATTTACCCATTCTTTTGCTGCTTCCTTTACAAGCTCAAAACAGTTGTCGCAAACATGTGCGACATCGGCACCCATCTTGATATAAATGTCTGTCATTGTTCCACTTATTTTTTTCGGATGCCTTGAAACCTCACGCTCTTGTTGTGCGTTGTCTGAACTGTCAACGCAATCGCCACATAAATCACACTTATATGCTTGACTCATTTTACATTCCTACCGGGAGATACCAACCGTCTGTCAAAACTCCCACAGTATTTCCGTTTGACGCACTATTTTTTATTTGTATGTATTGAGTTGCATCAGTAATAACGGTTTGTGTCTGAACCATATTTACCTCTGTTGATGTATTTTGACCGACCAAATGACCAGTTGATCCGGTCTGTCCGTTCGTTCTCCAATAAAAATCAGAGTTCCCGTCAACGTACCTAAATAAAAACGTCACCATAGCCCTAGTTGCAAAGCCTGGAATTGTAAGCTGGCAGGTGGTAAAGGTATCATCTAAATCTGCAACCGCACGATCCGAAACTTGATCTGCGAATAAAACAAGCCGGTCTTCATATATAAACTCTTTTATTTCATTCGAGTCATTGGTTAATACCGCAAATATACACCTGTCTGACCCATTATACCAACCGTGCTTTGCTTGAGTATATTGAGGTGCCGTTGTATCATTTAAAAAGCATGTGGCATCAAGCTCACTGTCATCGTTTGTAACAACGGCAGAATCGTCTATATAAATATAATGCCATTCATCTGCCCCCAGATCATCACTGTCGGCGTTGTCTCCACCGGACCCAAGATCAAATGTCAGTGTCGTGTCCCAAAACACAACCTGCCTTGTTGTTCCATCGTGAAAATATGAACCGCCACCTATGTTAAGCGTGTCGGCATCTGAATATGCAAATGCCGACCGGCGCGGAACCGGCCCAACCGTTGCGATACTAGAAGCTTTCCAGCCAACAAGCATTTGCAAAAGATCCTTGTGCCACTCCAAGTTTTCCTTGATGTCCGGTATGTCGTTTGCTATCAGATTACCAACTGCCGGGATGTTATCATTGTGTTGGTCTGCCATTAAGTTGTTCTCCTAAATACTCTCACATATACGGTTGCCGATGCTAAATCTACGGCACCGCCCGTATTGTTCGCTAAAACACAAGTCACGGTATTCGCCGCCGTTACCTGTGCGTCCAATACCAAGTCACTGATATCTATACTAAGTGATGCTATCGCATAATCTCCAACCTCGGCCCCCGTTACCGTTACTGTGGATGCTTCTTCTGCGCCATCTGCAATGCTGCCAGCATCCCAGGTTGCCGACCCCTTTAAATCATCTTCAATCAACTTTCTTTGAAGTTGATTGCACCAATTCAATAATACGTTTATGTCATCAGTGTTTTCGGGTGGATGAATAAACATTAATACCGACCTGCAAAATCATAATAAAACTTAATTTGATTTACAACAAACTGTTCATTTTCCGCATCAGTTCCCCATTTTATCTGATGCAGCCTTTTTGCCGTTAAATCGCTATTGTTTAGTCTGCACACAGCGTCTTTAGGGGAATTAAAGGAAACTTCTTCCAATGCTATCCATTTTGCCGTTCGCAGTTCTATTTCCGTGTCTGCACCACGATAATAAACATACAGATTAAATGACGACCCATAAACAATTGAAAACCATATCTCGGATAAAATCGAATACGTGTTAAATCCCCCAAAACTCAACGCAGGTTCAACCCTGTACCCGTCATAATCGCTTCCAGCATCAGATTCAGAGGTTAAAGAATATAACTTTCCATCAGTAGAAGAACACCCAATAGTCGGCGTTTCATCAATTAAATCAGCCCACCTTAATGCTCCCAGACTTTCCCAAGTCGTATATCCCATTTCGGTGGTCAACTTCGTCCACGTTACATTGGTTGCATTTATAAATCGGGAAATATATGTCGCCTCAAAATCCCTTCTTGTCCACTTTCTTTCTACATAATCATATATCAACAGGGCATTTGGTATGGACGATCCCTCTAAAGGGACTGTCCAAATCAGGGAATTGGCATACGGTAGCGAGGCTCCCACGATTAAATTAGCATACTGATAGCGAATACTTTTTGTCCAGTTTTCAATCTCTGTTCCTATTGGAATTAACGCCCTGCCGCCATCATAGGCACAAAATCCGTAGTTTGTGTTATACCCATAATTAAGACCGTTTTCATTAATTATGCTGTGGTGGTTTACAAACCCCTGGCCGTCAACTGTGGTTGTAAACCCAAACGGCGTTGCATAATTCGTATAGTAATCCAGCCTATTGATTGAATTTTCGCAATATACAAAAAAGGCGTTCGTTCCCATCTTGCTGCCGCCCGTTATCGGGTCATCATTGGGAACATAAAGTTGATTTGCTGCGGCAAATTCACAATCCGTGTTTGGTGTTGGGTTTGCGTTGGACCATCTTATTTCGATATTTCCGTTTGACTGATCCGAATACATACCGATTATGCGCCTTGCAAAACTTCCAAGATAACGAAACTTGAACTCCGTTCCTCCTGAAATTAATTTAACAAGGTTAGCATCATTAAAATCCGAACAATACGGTGTGTGTTCCCCGTAGTCTGAAAACACCATGTGGTTTCCATATCGAATAAACGAATACAAATCCCCCTGGTCTGATGCAAACGCAGTCGCCCCGGCATCCGCTATCTCCCCTGGGTCTCTTGCGGAATCAAACCGATACATATCTCCGTCATATGCCATCCAGACAACACGGTTTGTGCCGTCGTATAATTCAAATATTCCAAGACAATAGGAAGGAGTTCCAACAGCTGAATTCGACCACTCTGCCCGACCCTCGCTTTTTGAACACGCATTTCTTATTCTGGTAAAATCTATATTCCTACAATCAACACAATGTGTCATTGCCGCTGAATCACCAACCGAAACAAATAAAGAGGGATCGGTATAGGGAACGTTTGTTCTCAGTCCTAAAACCGGAAATATAGTAAAGTCTCTCATATTCTTTTATACTGCCAGTTTACTGCGCGATATCCCATTTCTGCCCATTTCTGACGGCCGCCAGTCTTTTTCGCGTCATAGATGTCTTCCATCCATTCAGCCTTGTACGCTTGCGCGGCGTCCCACTGTTGAAGCAACAGAAATGAACGATAAATCGCATAATTGCAAATTTGAAACCTTGCTATCTGCGGCAACCACGAAACATCGGTTGTGGTGGAGTCATCCCCCACTCGCGGGTATTCAAGTTCCAGTGTGTATGAACCGTCCGCAGGTCTGGAAAGCCACAACTCGCGGTCTTTTATTGTATATTCCTCTGGCTCTCCGCTGCTTGCGCCGGATGGGTTCGGGTGCATTGAATCAAACGTGGCGTTTGGGATATAACCAAGTTTGTCGCCTGAGTTATCCGTGACATCTCTTACCGTTACGACACCACCACCATAATCGGCCGGTAATGCAAGCTGCCAGTTACCGGCCGATGTCGTGGCATACACGTACTTTCGCCGCCAGGAAAACCCATACTTAGCCGCTAACTTTTGTTTTGCATGGGTCAGAAATTCAGTTACCCTTGTTAGGGTGGGATTTGTTGAAGAACTTAAAGTTCCCCGATGGATATCGCCCTGCACAAAATCTATGCACGACGATATTGTTGACAGCGTTCCGGTTAGAAACGCAACATAATCACGCTGCGCCCAGGTTGTTGATATCTCTGCCACTGCAAAACCTCTCAAATAGTTTTAAGTTTTTTAGTGTTAAACCACCCCGTTGCTCTAATCCATAAAACCACGTTGAAAGCATCGCCACTTCGGATGAATCAAGATCAATCTCTCTATCCGGTATATCTGTTTCATCCCAGATTATTTTCGGAGCAGAATCTTTTTTATCCTCAATCCCACGAATATTCAGCTTTTTATTTTCTTCCATTGTAAACGACAAAAATTCGTGAAACTTTTGTGTGAACTTCATTTCATTATAGTTGCCGGATAAAGGCAACATACCAAGAATCGTAAAGCGGTCATTAACACTAAACTTATAGGTTTTTTTGCTCGGTTTAAATCCTTTTATTTTAATACCTTGTCTTGGAAAACTCTGGATATCAAGATATGAATACACCTTGTTGTCTTTGGTTTTAAATAAATCACAATATTCTCCCCAAAAACTCAGTGTGCATCCTGATCCCAATGCCATACCAAGCCACATGGACACCGCTGGCTTTTCTTCGATATACTTTTCACCGAAAGCGTAATTAAACCCATATATGTCCAATTCCTTGAAACCTTTGTAAATTGCCAGCGCAAGCATGTAACAAAAAGAATCTGCAAAATAATCAGTACCGAAAACCTGAAATATCTCATCTCTGGGATAAGATATACTTGACGGAATGTCATCATAATGCTCAATGCAATATACTGGCGTTCCGGTCTTTTCGACCGACCTTACCACCAGTTCTTCCATTTGAGTGCCGCTCATTAGGTGCCGATCCATAAAAAAGCATACATCAACATCTCGATGCCCGACAATATCATTAACACCCCAGGTCACAACACCGTTTCCCTTAAATGGCGCATCCTCTTTGCCCTTGCCTTTTCCGATCAATGCAAGTTTCATAGGTTTTCCCCTTCCTTTTTTTAAGGTCAATTATTCACCATAATAGGACTCAAAATACATATAAACCATAAAAGCCCCATCGGCATCTGTCGGCCCGTCAATTGTCACATTTACCACATCCCTGGCAGCATCGTCGCTTGACAGGTTTTCGCATGCAGCCTGATTTGACACAGTTGCTTCGTCAACCGTTCCAACGGAAGTTGCACCAGCCGCCACGGTTATTCCCTGCATTACGGTGCCACTCGCAGCGTTTAGCTCAAGGTTGATTGTGGTTGCCGCGCTAGTTGCCGAACAAGCATCCACACAAATCGAATAGGCATAGCTTAACTGACAGTTTTTCCACGGCACATATACTGGCGTGTCCGTGGCGGTCGCAGCGTTTTTAACATAAACACTCAGAACTCCCGGCTCCACAGGAATCGGCATTGTCTCTTTTCTTACCGGCGTGTACGTCATTTTTTTCCTCCAAGTTAAATTTAGTTGAACTGGTCCTTCCCGCTTGACAGGAAGGGTCTATGGTTGAATATAACAGGGGGTTGTCTCCGATGTTTAATTGATCACACGTATTGCACAACAACCCCCCAAGATCACCAATTTCATGCAAATGACGTATCTTATTGTATACGCCACACTTTAATATTTCCTCAATGGTGCTTTTACGGGTATCACCGACCACCAGTTTCCCGTCGAAATCAAAACAACAGACAACCATCTGACCATCGGCCAATATCTGAATTGGTCCGTTCATTGGTCTGCCGCACGTTTTTTTTCTGTTTTTAGTCAATTTCCGATACTGCCTACCGTCAGTCCAGTTGTGCGGCGACCACACTTCAAGGTCAAATCCTTTGTAAAGTTTCTTTAGCGTTTGGATATCCTCGCCGCCCATCGGAATTACCGAAACCGATAGTTTGCACCGTCCACGGGCAATAGACTTAAAATTCATTATATTACGCATTACCTTGTCGTAATTCAGACCCCGATGAACCTTTTCATACTGCTTGCCCGTTCCGTGTACTGAAAATCGAACATGATGCAATCCCGCCTTAATCAACGCACTTGTCATGTTCACATCCAACAAGGATGCGTTGGTGGTTATAAACGTCTTTAAATCAAGCTCGTTGCAATAGCGAACCTTTTCGACAATTCCTAAGTCAATTAACGGCTCCCCGTACCCGAAAACTGATATTGTCTTTGCCCCAAGTGACCGCGCCTGATCCACAAGGTATTTAAAATGATCATTGTCCATGATCATCTTTCTGCGGGTCATTTTCTCCCGTGGACAAATAGTGCATTTGCTGTTGCATAAACTGCAATTTTCAATTCGCACTTCTGGATTTATTAACTTCATTGCGGTGTCTTTGCTACTTTATAGGTTTCTTTCGGATTAACCTCGCTCATATCAATTTCGCGCCCAAGAAAGTCAGACAACTCCAAACCGATTTTATCAGGATCGCTTAAAAGCTGTTCAAAATGCACGTTTATTCCATCACACTTGGGAAAATAATGTTCGTGGACCTGATTATATCCATCTATTTTCTTTAGCCTTGCCTGAACCGTGTATTCGGTTAGCGGACCCTCCGGAACGTTTTTGAGTTGCTTTAGCCTCACCGCCGACTTTGCGGCTTCCAGTGGATCTCGATGCGTCCAAATGAACTTTTGCTTTCTAAATATCGGGCTGACATTCCAGTACACCCCGAAAATCTCATAAAACAAAGGGTCTTTTAAAGCGTCTATTTGATAAAGAATTATGTATTCCCAAACCTTGTCAACTTTCTGTGAAATCCTTTCCCCAATCACAACCGGCTTTTTTATGTCGTTTTTAGACTTTAATAGTTGTTTGATTAAAAGGGTTTTGATTTCACGATTGCTAGCCCGAAACGGTATGTCCTGAGACTTGTACTTGTGACCAAGCATCCGGGTGCCTATTTTCATCCCACTATTTTTAAGGCACATCGTAAGAACGCTGGTCCCGGTTCTGGGCGGTCCGACTATGAACGTGCAATCAATCTTCATTTTTAGGCTTTTTGGGAAACACCAAACTTTTACCCTTGACCGGCTTGCCTCTTTCTTTCATACTCTTTGTGATCTTTTCGTTTATCTCCCTTTCACAATCGCTGCACAGCGGCCTCATTCTCATCGTGTCGATTAAAAGCGGAGCCTTGCACTTTAGACACTGACCGTCTTTCATTTCCCCTCTCCCTTCTAATACCCTTCTTTTTCAATCGGGTACTTGTCGCGGATAATTTCAAACTTCTCACCAGTTCGTCTACCCGCAAATGTGTATTCCTTGTAATTATCCCTCATAAGCTGGTGATTATTCTGTTTTGCCCAACCTGGGCGACACCTTTTACAATATCCGTCTTTGCTTGCAAGTTGACCACATTCCCGGCACTTCCGGGGATTACCGTTGGGGTTAGGCATTGTTTTATCTCCATAAAGTCTTGAAATGCGTCAACTAACGGCTTTGTAAACCATCGACCGGGCGCAATCTCGTCCATAAGCGTCCAGTTTTCTTTTGATTCCATGAATTTCTTATCATGGTTTAACGCTAGAACGCCACAAATCCCACCCTCGGAACAGTTGTAATACCTGAACCTCAGGTTCTCAACCTGTGACCATTTTGCAACGTGCATTTCAATCCAGGCTTTGTAAATTAAAAGTTGTCTTGATGTCAGTACTTTATTATAATTAATCAACTGCAATGACGGCTCTATGGTGCTTCTTCCCTCATGCTCGTATGCCATCCATGCAATTTCGTTTTTGGCTTCGTCTTTTTTCCCGTCCTGAGTCTTGTAATCTCCGTCTGCGTAAAAACCCTTCCGGCGTTCATCAATGTCTTCTGCCATCGGAAAGCTCAAGTCGTTTCCTAAGACAATAATGAAATGGGAATGCAAAAAGCGCATTGCGACTGCAAATCCACAATTAAGAACATTCCCACCGGTAAAACAGCAAACTTTATCTGGATCAACATTTAAAGTATCCTTGCAATACTCTCTGTTTTTTTCAGAATCACCCATAAAAAAACTAATCAAATGACCGTCACGATCCCACCTTTTCAGCATTTTGTGATCACAAGCCAGGTTCGCAACCATCACACACTTCATGTCAGTTTTCAGGTTTATAAAGTGATCTCTGAAATGGTTGCCGCCGTCCACAACAAATGTCAGGTGCGGGTGTATTCCCATTTCCAACAGCGGTTTTAGCTGGTGGTTTGATGCAATAATTACAAACGGTTCCTGAGTCGGAGCAAATGTCAGGTTGTATTCATATATCGCTTTTAAAATATCTTTATTCTTGTTAAATGACGGACCCGCCCCGACAATAATAACCGCCTTGTTGCGGGCATAACCTAAAAGATCCTCACCAACAGTCCTGTGTTTTCCGAACAATCGTTCGGTATTTTTGGTGATATTCTTATTCCACGTATCACCCAACATCTCCGCTGTACGCTCCCCAGAAAGGTGCATATAGTTATAAATCGGTTCGGGGAATATACTTTGAAGCAACGGGCTGTCAATGTAATCTTCGTATTTTATGTCCTGTTTATGGTCTGACATTCAGTTTAATGGTGGGGCGGTTTTACCCGCCCCGGTTAAGGTTAGGTTAACTGGTTAAACATACCGTGATATCCCTTGTCGTATCCTTTCATTTCAACCGAATATTCGGAAAGCATCTGCCAACGCTCATAATCGCCAACCTTGGCAAGTTTTTCCAAAATCAATTTGCGCCCTTTCTTTGCGCGAAGTTTAATTTTATCGGTTGAAAGCACGAAAGCAACATTGACCGGCCACTTTCTTAGCGGCAAAAGCTCAATCTCCTCTCCGATATCGGTAAGGTATCGAGTCACATAGTGACCGGACATCCTCGAATCAGGCGTGGTTCTCACCCTCGACTGATCCCACTGCGTGAACTTGCGAATCTGGTCCTTATGACCGCAGAACAGATTCGGGCTTCCGCCCTGGTCCCAGATCTCGCTGATCAGGTCGTTAAAGGTTGACTCTTTTAGCACAGTGGTTGAGTTGTCCACCCACGCAGACGATGTGTAATCGTCAAGGAAGTCATAAAACCCTTTCGTCAAAGACGCAACAGTTGAGGTCCTTGACTGTGACTTTGACATCATCATGGACCGCTCACGGTTTAACTGCATCGCAAGCAACCGCATCGCAATCTGATGCCTCGGCTCGTTGTCAACGGCATACATATCCGTTGCCGCCATTGATCCGGTGATTTTGACATCTTCTCGCAAGATGGAGAAGTTGTTCGTAATAACGGATCGCGGCCGCGAAGTATCCGGGAAGGGGTCGGAACCTTCGTTTGCGTAGTGACCCAGGATAAACATCTTGGTTCCCGCGCTTATCGGATCACCGGCTGCGGCAATGTAACTGATTTTCACCGATCTTGCCGAAGCCGATCCAACGGTTACAACCACCGCAAACATATCGTCGGTATTTGAACCTGACGCATACGCATACAGCAGCGTTCCCGCTTGCAGTTGCTTAATCAGGGTGGTCGAAGCGTTTACACCGTCATAACTGACAACCGTAAACAGCACCGAAGCTGAACCCAGATCGGCACTTGCAACCACGTAATGATACCCCAGGTGTTCGGAAATCCATTCAATGTTCAACCCTCCGGATTCTTCGCCCCAGGATATACGGTTTAAAACTGGAGTCCACTTATGCGCCCAAAAATCCAACATATCGGACACATCGCGGACATTGGTATTTGACACAATTGCAGGAGTGCTATAAGAGCCACTCACTATTGCATGTTCGCCTACTGCCATTTTCGTTACCTCTTAAATATGGAATCGTCCGGGGGCAGCATCGCTTTTACAAGAGCTTCTATATCTGAGTCCGACCCCGTACTGTTTTTAACGACTTTTTTAACTTTATCCCTTGTTTCATCGTCTGATGTCGGCATTACAACATGGCTTTGATCCCCACTTTCCATGTGGGGCGGTTTGGCTTTGGTTTCAACCACACCCTTTAAGGCGTCATAGGTTTTTCTAAAGCTCTGACGGAAATATGTCTTTACCAGATTATCGTATTCCCTCTTGGGGGATGTCTGATTGGTTTGCACCCGGTGTTGAGTTGACGGGTTTTGCCAATGCTCATCCCACATATCTTTCACAAGATGATAATCCTCGTCGCCCTGAATCGCAGACAGCTCCCCATAGACCCGATTGGTCATTTCCGCCTGGGGCTTTATGATCTCATCCTGATAAAACCCGCGCAGTTCGTTTCTGATCACTCCCCGGATGTCTATGGATTCGCCACCATATTCATCGTTGTCGTGATGCTGCGGGGTTGTGCTTAGATTCTGTATCTGACGCCTCATTTCATCGTTTTGCTGTCGGACTTCTCCCAACATTCTTGCCAAGTTGCCGGCCTCGCTGGACGCCTTTGCCATGTTGTGAATCTTCTCCGGTGAGTCAATTCCAAGATTGCCGAGTTCGTCCAAGATTGCCTTTGCCTGATCCTCTGCCGATACCTCTTTTTTCGGTTCCTCTTTCGGTTCCTCAATTGTGGGTTTTTCATCCATTTCCTACTCCTTTCGGTCGCTCCTTATTAGTCGCTCCCATCTTTTTATTGTGCTGCGCTATTTTAGCGTAACGATTTGCGCCCTTCATCGGGTTTAGTAAAAAGTCAATTATTTCCTTTGTAATGTAAAAACTCCGCTGTTGAGCGTCTTTCTCATGTATATCGAGCTTCGTGAATTTCTCACTTAGCATGTATTCGGTTATTGAGTTTCCAAGTTGCACCAATATGCCTTGGTGAGCCTTCCACCCAAGATGCTTTTGCATATCAAGGTAATTTACAGCTATACGGTTTCCTTCTTCGGTATTTAAAAGACCTTCGGATATTTTACGCAAAACACCTTTTATCATTTCAAAAGCCCTTTCACGACATCTCTTGTCAACTCACGTTCAGATTGTTTCGCTGACAGTTGATCCTGCAATGCCGCGGAAGCAACCTCCATTTGTGCGGTTTTTTGCATCTGCATCTGCATCTCCTGCGCGACCTGCTCCGGTGATTTTAAGAACCTATCGGAATCGTGGAAATCAAGCATCTGCATAATGGCTTTCATAAACTCATGGTGCTGTAAAAACGGCGACTCTGCCCACAGTTGATAAAACTGAATTAAATTCTGCGCCCTGAACTGCTTGCCAAGCGCCGGTTCCATTGCCGTGTATCGCGCTGTAAAATCGTAATCAGCATGAATATCCCCCGCAAAAAGAGGGGTGAAATCGTCACCCCTTTGGGTTCGTATCCGTGACTCAAAATTTGAGGGAAGATGCCACGTATTTAGCAGCATCATATATTTGAGCATCGGCTGAAACCCCATAAAATCCATTCCCATCAATATAAGTTTCATCCGTGATTCGCCCATTTGCTGAAGCGAATACATTGTTCCGACATGTTCTTGCCTGGACGGAGTTTCGCCCATGTTGTACCGATACATCCCGGTTGTGTCTTCTATGACGGACTTAAAGAATTCTTCCTGCTCCCTGAAGGTTTCGCCGTACACATCAGGAACGACAAGCGGCTTTACATCCATATCCATTTCTTCAACTGGCACAATGCCAAACGGCTTCCATATTAAGGCCTCTGGTGGTATGTCTGAATCTTGCCGCACCTGAAGCATTGGGGCGATTTGCTGAATTGCACCCTGATAGCGAGTGTTTGCCAACGTGTTGTATTGCTCCTGAATCGCCTTGCCGAGCCGGATAATGCCAAGATCCCAATACAACTCCGGGTGACGATAGCACCCGATGTCGAAAAACGGTCTGAACCCGTAAGAGTTTTTCTGGATACTTAAAATTGTCTTATAGTTGCCAATGTGGACAATCGCCTCACTTTGCTTGCCCTTAATCTTTACGCCCGATCCAACCTCATATGGCGTGTCATCACCAGGAAATATATATTTTCCGTATCCCTCAACCACATCCACTTCGGGAGCAAAGTTCCCGGATTCAAACAAACTGGTTTCTAAAACACCTTCTAAACCAACCGATTTTGCAAACGCCTCACCGCTATCGTCGGCAGCAGACGCCCCGGATGTCGTGTTTCCCTTATTTGAACTCCAACCAATCTCTTTTAGATTCTTGTAAATCCCCTTCTTTTGCATGTCCCTTAAATAATCAACTGACCGGCGATACACGCAAAACACAAACGGCATTTTCTGGATGCTCTGGTAATACGGGTGCGGAACAAACAGTTTGTTGTGCATCACTTCCGCGTATGGCGCATCATAAACAATCTGGGGAGCCTCAACCATCATGTCGCTCATATCGTACCCAACTGGTTGACCATTGGGCGCAAACTGAAGCATCGGGATTTGAATACGCATTGGGGCGATGCGTTCTTCCTTTTTCCAATAAACCTTTGCAATCCCCTTGCCCCACGACAATGCGTTTAGCATCCATTGAAGGTGGAACAGAAAACTTCCACCCTGCATATCAAGGTCGTTTAAGGTCTCAAGCTGGTAATTTAGCAACCCCTGAACCCGTGGCGCACGATCAACGTCAGTTCGCTTGCGCGGCCGTACCGCAACCAAATCAGTGTTTCCCGATTGGTATAACTGCCCCAACATCCTGGCCAGCATCGTCTGAATTCTCGGCAACAGCAACGGAAAAAACATATCATACGCCAGTGGATAGTCTTCTCTTTGACGGTAATTTATGTAATACTCAAGGTCTTCGTCATAGTTGCTTCTTGCATAATCGTTTAGATCATACTGATGCTTGTACGCCTTTATGAAATGATTGAACGCTGTCTTTTCATTTTTGTTCATTTGTCACCGCGTGTAAATATAAAGAGTGCCAGAGTCCATATCATCACAATATACACCGCTATATACACCCTCGATGCTCCATTGTTGCGATTGTCCGGCAGCAGCCCCGTCAACCGAACCCGTCATTGATATCATCGGACTGCCATCTTTATCTGTGAGATTAACCAAATGCGCGGCATCGGATGGTTTTTGCCAATAAACAGACCGGACAAAAACTAAATCATCCGTTATCTTCTGTGATGCCGCTGTGGTTCCCGTTGCCCTGTAACTGTTGCCGCCCTTCGTTATTGTCAGCGCCACCAGAAAGCCTCGCTATTTCGTGTTTAAGATCGTCAAGGGCTTGTTTTTCAACACTGTCAAGCCGCCTTATATATGATTGTTTCTTTTTTTCAAAGAAAGATTTTAATTTAACTTCCATATCCAAACAGGATTTACAAACCTCACCGTTTTCCTGAACATAATCCCGTATCTTTGAATAACTAACTGTCACAATGTGGCCGTTGCATCGTTCGCACCTTAAATCTAATGGCATTTTATTCCCCCTTAATGCACTTCGGGCAGGTCATTACGTTTACGTCTTTTGATATAAAAGCCGAATCACAGTTATCACACACTTTGTGGTAATCCAAATCAGCTTGTTTTTCAATATCCCCACCAATAACGTCCCTGATAATATCCATGTCATCGTATTGCACAAACATCACTTCAATACATATCGTGTCCAAATCCCGTGTTTGAAATTCGTGATATTCACCAGGGGAGGTTGTAAATATCTGACCCAGCAAGACCTCAGTTTCCCCGTCCTCAAGTTTTATGACCAGCTTGCCCTTTAAAACATAAAAAAGATTGTATTTCGCATTGTGATAGTGCCAGGAACAACGTTTCATCTTTTCAAGATATAAAACACTGACCTCACACGTATCGTTTTGAAAAATATTTGCCTTTTCGCCCCAGGTTTTACGCGTTCTAATCATTTTCCCTTCCTTTCTAAAATGTTTTTCTCACATATCGGGACAACCCCGTTAAATCCGTCTTACGATTACGCATATACCCTTCGTAACTGACCAGCGGCCACGGATTTTCGCGCTTTTTATCAAGATTCTTTTTAATCTTGCTCGACTTTGGCCCAAGTATATACCTAAGATTAACGCAATAATCGGAAAACTTCGGGTCCGGCACCGGCGTCGAATCACCCTTACGCAACCAGTAATGGTTTCTCAGGTTGTGCCTGAGTGTTCTGCACGTTTCAGCGATAAACACCCGCGGGTGATCGATCTTGTGCTTGCCCTTACCCTGGAAATAGTCGTTTACTATGCTGATTGTCGCTTCTGGGTTTCTATTATTGCCCTCGATTAGCCGTATCCCGCAATGACGAAACTCCTGCCATGCGCTATACCCGGAAATCAGCATGTTATTTTTGTCTTTTAGCTTCGGATCGCCCCACCTGCGGATTTTTAAGTTTCTCCAACCCTCATGCTCCCGTATCGCTTGAGAAACCGCCGAAATCGTCATCCCCTTGCCCTCTTGAGGCGAAATCTCGTCAAATACAACCACATCCCCCTTGTTCGGACCCGTTAAATACGTGAACGTCCAAATAACACCCGCTGGCTTCGACGGATGCCAATCAACCGCCATTTCAAATAACACATCAGGATCACCCCAGGGGATGTCGATGTTATGTTTTAACAGATGGCCGGTCTTTAACTGCGGGTTCCAGATATTATCGTCAAAATCAGGGTGAATCATCTCACCCCAGGTCGGATACCCACCATACACCTGAATTTTTATCTGCTCCTCGGTCTTTCCTTTGGAAAATTTGCGTATAAATTCGTCCGAAATCGCAGGGTTTTCAAACATCGCAGCCCGAATTACCGTCACATCCTCGTCCTCACCACGCTCCCACGGGTCAATTAGCTTGAATTTCGTCCAGCTTGGCCCCCTATGCTTGGTTTCTTCCTCAAACGGAGGCGTAAAGGCATGTAATATCCGGCCTCCACCTTTCGCGGTTCGCAAACCACGCTTGGACTCGTCGTAGATCGGTTCAGGCTGTTCCTCGTCGCACCCAAGTACGTCGAAGTTGGCTCCTGAATGCTGTTTTTTCTTTTGCTCAGGTGTCTGAAAGAAAAACTCAGAACCATTAAAAAACCCCAACGTCTTGTTGTCTCGCGACGGAAACCGCGTGACCATAAAAGAGTCCTCTGATAAAATCGGACCCAAGACCTCCGGCTCCCTGAATTTGATCTTTAACTCAAGGCCCTGCTCGTCCTCAACGTACTTTAACGCCTCATTCTCAGACCCAAACCACACCTTCCTGACATCACCATCCCAAACCTCGTACAACCCAGCCACGTACTGCTCACGCAAACAGGTATCTGTAAAAATCTTGCCATACCCATGCTCAAAATCATTTATTAAAACCTTTATTCTCAACGGAGGCTGTGCATCGAACATCCCCCTTTTCTGAAACGGATGCACACCCAACGCCAACGCAGCCAAAGACCAATAAAATATATGGCTCTTGCCAGTACCGTTTCCAGCTAAAAATACAATCTCCCAGAAATCCTTGATCGCACTTACAAAATCAAGCTGCTTCGGGTAATGGTAAATCTGGTGCCATTGCAATAACGGCAACCAACTCTTTGGTATCTTGTCATCCATAATAAGATGGGGTAGCGGTGCCGGCGAAGGGGGATGTGCTAAAAAGCACCTCCGGCACCGGACCCCAAACTAAAAAGAGCCAGTACAACGTTTGCAGCCGCTGCACCGGCTCTATAAAAGCGGGGTAAAGGAGGCACAAAACCCCGCAACAAACCCTACTTCTTGGTCTTCTTCTTCTTCTTCGGTTTCTGCTCACCATGCGTTACCGTGCTCATCATCCCCTTCGGTATCGCCATCGGATTCTTCTTCTTGTCACTCATCAATACGCTCCTCAAGCGTGTTTAAAAATAAACTGATCGTCTTCTTTAAATCCTTGACACTCTTGCGAACCTTATTAATCTCCCTTAAAACCTCACCACTGTCAGAATCAACACGATCAGACACAACCGCCACACGCTGACGTAAATCTAAAATGTTCTCCTTTATCTCACCAATCGTCCAATCACTCATTTCTTCTTGCCACCCTTCTTGGATTTGCCCCTCTTTTTCCTGCTACATCCCATATTGCCCACCCTTCAACCCTTATATGCCTGAATAATCTGGCACGATAAACATAGCGTCACCATCACCATCAATGATCGTACCACCACCATTACCACCCCCTTCCTTCTGTTTACTCCAATTTACTCCGATTTTTGGCTTTCAATAATTTCAGCTACTTACACCATTAAGTCTCATTTCTCCAGCCGACCGGTACCAACGTAACTACCAAATATCATTTACGATCCAGATTAGAGGCGATTATGGGTTTTTACTCTAAAAAATGTGAGCGGGTGTAGGTAACCATCAAGGCCACCCCCTCGCCCTGCACCCCCCCACCCCTATCTGGCCTGGAACCTTATTAATCGAGGTTGTTCCACATAGTGGAAAGTTTACATAATATATCTTATGGACGTTGTATTATTTAGTTTCATTACAGGCACTTATAATCTTAGTAGAATAGAATAATAGTAGAAGCATGTGGTTGCGAATACCATCAATCTATATGCCCCTTATTGCCTGAATCCGCAGTGTTATGCACCTGGATCAAGAGATTTTGCACGTTAGCTATTGGTATCATGGCCTTAGGTGAAGTCTGCTCATCCTGCAACACGCCGGCCACACGTTTATGTTCGCTGCGTGTGCGTTCGGTTTTAGCTAGAATACCAAAAGCCTTGTTAATCTTATCAGCCTTAGAATCAAAGTCTGATTCGTTCTCTAAGGCTTGTTTAAGGTCATTAATAAGGTCAATTGATAAGTTAATGGTGGATGATTCTACTTGAAACAATTTGGGTAATGCAAGAATAGTGTTGCCGCTGTAGGCTTTCTTGACCTTTTTGAGAAAGCGTTCTGATTTAAGTTTGTTGTGTCTTATATTGCGAGCGTACTGGTCGCTATAACCTGCTTGACGGGCAGCTTCGCGTTCATCCTTATAGACCGATAGCAGTTCTATAAATTTCTCTTCACGCTCATCTGAATTGCCATGATTGAGTGATTTATCAATGAGCTTGGTTGCTGGTAGATTATTAGACATAATCGATTACAGTTGGATCTGACAGTTGGGTATAATCAATACACTGAAATCTATCTTGTTTGAGGTTGCCAAAACGGTTGCAGTCCAAACATGGTATATCAACCGTATCAGGCACCACTGGAATATGAAGTTGGACATAAAGCTCGTAATGCTCGCAAGATCGGCAGTCCATTTGGTTAAATATCCATTTTAACGGATGATAAATTGGCAGAGCATAAACCCTTGTTTATTATCACCTTACCGGATGCCCATCCAGTTGTGATTATCATTGCATTAGTGTTGATTTACCTCTGCCGTACAGATGATATACACATTTGTTTATTAAAGTCAAGCGAAAAGTGGGTATTTTGTATCCAGTTGGGTAAAAAGTATGCGGATACCCCTAATTGCTATTGATATCATTGCAGATATTGTCATTTGTGCATTTTATCATAGGGTAAAAAGTATCCAATTGATACGATTAGATACGCGATTTATTATGTAAACTTTATGTATGATAATGTTTTTATTGTATGCCATATCAGCTGGTTATGTATTATCATAATAATAATATTAATAATGGTATAGTTGTTGCTTGTATATAAGGGTAACAATAAACAATCAAACAAAGGATGAAACGAATGAAATCATTAAATCAGGCAATCAAAAAGGCTATCCGACTTTCAAAAGGTAATTACCCTGAAACAACATTTATTGTGTTCTCAAGAGATGAATACGACATCCCAGGTAATAATTACCATGTTTGTTATGAATACGATTTAGATACATTTTACGCATCAGATGAAGTTGTTTGGTGCTCAGATGAAATTTAGCGCCTTGTAAGCCCTATCAGCAATGGTAGGGCTTGCTGGAATGCTAAACAATAACACTATAAATAGGAGGCTTGAAAAATGAATTTAAAAGCAAAATTAGTCAAAATTATTGTCGATGAAGTGATTCAAGTTGTTAAAAATGAAATGATTGAATATTACCGCGGAACTGAAATTGAGCCCGCAGCCGAATATGACCTTTTTAAAAACATAGAAATCGAACTTACTCAAAGGCTTTATTACTAATAAAAAACCATAACACAAAGGGAGCTTAAAATGTATACTTACGAAAAGGTTAGAGATTTTTGCCAAGAAAACGGTATCGAATACCCAAGTATGATAGCAGACGATATCACAAAAATGTTAGACGTCGAAGTTAACGACCAATTCAA